CATTGGGTAGTCCTATACGAGGCGGGGAAATCATGCACACAGGCATGATCCCCTTCCTTAAGAAATGGTTTGGTGATTTAAGATCATGTAGCCAAGGTGGTATACGTAATGCCAGTGCTACTGTATTCTATCCAATATGGCATCATCAATTTGATGATTTGATCGTATTAAAAAACAATCAAGGTACAGAAGAAACACGTGTACGTCATATGGACTATGGTGTTGTGCTTAATGCTATGTTCTGGAGACGTTTTAAAAACAAAGAAAATATCACATTCTTTGATCCCAACGAAGTTCCTGACTTGTATGAAGCATTTTATAAAGATACAAAACTTTTTGAAGAGTTGTATGTTAAGTATGAAAAGCAACGAGGTTTGCGTAAGAAGGTACTAAGTGCTGAAGAAGTATTCAAAGGTGGCATACTTAAAGAACGCACAGACACAGGTCGTATATATCTTGTGTTTATCGACAACGTAATGAAACAAGGTCCATTTGATCCAGCATATCATACCATCTATCAGAGTAACCTCTGTTGCGAGATCCTACTGCCCACCAAGCCATTCAAACGTTTGGATGACGCTGCTGGTCGCATTGCCCTGTGTACACTAGGTAGTATAAATTGGGGTGCTTTCCGCAATCCAGAGGACATGCGACGTGCCTGTCGCATCCTACAACGTAGCTTATGTAACATCTTAGACTACCAAGACTTTCTAAGCATACAAAGTAAATTAAGCAATGATGAAATACAGCCACTAGGTATTGGTATTACCAATCTTGCTTATTGGCATGCTAAAAAGAATCTACGCTATGGCGAAAAAGATGCACTACAAGAAGTTAAGACATGGATGGAACATCAGGCCTTCTACTTAACAGAAGCCACCGTTGACCTAGCTAAAGAGCGCGGTGCATGTTTACACAGTGAGCATACACGCTATGGTAAAGGTTACTTCCCTTGGGAGAATCGTGCTCGAGGTGTAAATAAACTTGCTGACTTTACTCCAACACGTGAACTAGATTGGGAACAGTTACGTAGCGATATGAGATCATATGGTGTGCGTAATGCCACACTGATGGCTATCGCCCCTGTAGAAAGTTCAAGTGTGGTAATTAATTCAACTAATGGTATTGAAATGCCGATGAGTTTAATCAGCGTTAAAGAATCAAAAGCAGGCTCGTTTATTCAAGTAGTACCAGAGTATAACAAATTAAAAAATCGTTATCAACTCATGTGGGAACAAACTGACTGCGATGGTTATTTAAAAACAGCGGCGGTATTGGCAGCTTATGTAGATCAAAGTATTAGCACAAACACTTTTTATAATCCAGCACATTGGGCAGATCGTAAAGTACCAAGCACATTGATCGCTAAAAATTTAATGCAGGCACATGCTTGGGGGATCAAGACATTCTATTACAGCCTGATCAATAAACAAGGTGCAAAAGCAGATGCAGAAATTGCGCCAACATTGGCAGCACAACCAGATGAAAATGACGAAGATTGCGAGGGATGTAAACTATGAGTAAAGAACAATATAATTTATCAACAAAAACAAACTATCTACAACGTAAGATGTTCCTTGACCCAGCCGGTCCGGTGACTATCCAACGCTTTGAAGAAGTCAAGTATAATAAAATTGCCAATTTTGAATCCACTGCCAGGGGTTTCTTTTGGCAACCAGAAGAAGTTAGTTTGACTAAAGATTCACAAGATTTTAAAGATGCAAGCGATGCAGTTAAACATATCTTCACCAGTAATTTACTGCGCCAAACAGCCTTAGATAGCCTACAAGGTCGTGCGCCCAATCAAGTATTTGGACCAGTGGTAAGTCTACCAGAACTAGAAGCGTTGATTAGTAATTGGAGTTTCTTTGAAACTAACATCCACAGCAAGAGTTATAGTCACATTATCCGTAACATCTACAACGTACCCAAAGACGTATTCAATACAATACACGATACACAAGAAATCGTAGGCATGGCCAGTAACATTGGCAACTACTATGATAAGTTACACGTGATCAATTGTCGTAAAGAAATGGGCAATAAGGTAGATGAACGTGATCACATCAAAGCCATATGGTTGGCTCTACATGCCAGCTATGGCCTAGAAGCATTCCGCTTTATGGTATCATTTGCTACAAGTTTAGCCATGGTCGAGAATAAGATCTTTATCGGTAATGGTAATATTATTAGCTTGATCTTACAAGATGAGTTACTACACAAAGAGTGGACTGCTTTCTTGATCAATCAGGTGGTCAAAGAAGACCCACGCTTTGCAGATATCAAAGCAGAATGTGAAGCTGAAGTTTATCAAATGTATCTCGATGTCATTGGCGAAGAAAAAGCCTGGGCAGACTATTTGTTCAAGCTAGGCCCAGTGATTGGACTTAACGCTGCAATCTTAAAAGAGTTTGTAGATTACACAGCAGTAGGAGCACTAAAGGAAATTGGTATCAAGTACAATAACCCTGCACCCAAAACCACACCTATACCTTGGTTCAACAAACACAGCGATACAAGTAAAAAACAAACAGCCTTACAAGAAAACGAATCAACTAATTATGTCATTGGTGTCATGGGGGAAAACGTTGATTATGACGAATTACCAACACTATAATAAAGAAAAATTTTTAGAAAGTTTTTCTCAATCAGATATTTTTAATAAACTATCAAAAAAATACAAATATCTTTTTTCAGAATATAGTGAGATAGATGAAGAATTATCTGTGCCTGACTACGAATCATCTGTGCCTAGACATGGATCACATGAAATAAATAGTTCAGTTTTTGTATATTCTTTTTTTTATTATTTAGAATTCCTATTAGAAAAAAAGCCCAATTTAATTGCTGATATTGGTTGCGGTAGAAATTTTATCAAAGAGTATATTCCAAATATTATAGGCTTTGATCTCACGCCCGAAGCAGATATACAGAGATGGTTTGATGATAAATTTGTTACTGATAATTTAAAAAAATTTGATGCTGCATTTGCTATTAATGCTATACATTTTATTTCATTGACTCAATTTGCTAATAGAATCATTGAATTTGGTAAAATTATTAAACCAGGTGGCAGAGGTTTTTTAACATTTAATTTAGAACGCATGTTAACAAGGACTCAACCATATGAATACGCACAATTATTTGATTTATTAAAACCACTTACTGCGATTGAGTATAAAGATTTTTTTATTAAAGAACTAAAAAAAATACCATATAAAATATTAGTTTTTGATATACTATTTGAAAATAGATACGTAGATGATATTGAATATAATAATATAAAAGGATCAGGTTGGCCACCCAGCCTCGCGGAATATTTTTCCTATGATCTTGACAAAATACCTCTACAAATAAGAAAAGAGATTGAGAGTCATAATTTCACTGATAAAATTTATATAGATAAAATTGATGATGGGAGCGGTAATATCAGATTGGTATTTGAAGTTTAAGGAAAAAGAAATGTTAACAGTATACAGTAAAAATCATTGTCCTTTTTGCGATAAGGCCAAGCATTTATTAAAAACAAAAAACGTCGCATACGAAGAAATTAAGATAGATGAGGACACGGATGCACGTGAGTGGTTAGTAGCACAAGGCCATAGAACTGCACCACAGATCTACAAAGGTGACGAATTGTTTGTAGAAGGTGGGTATCAAGGATTAGCGAAATTAACAGATGAAGAATTATTTAATAAACTAGGGGAAGTTAATGCTTGAAAATAAAGGATATACCAAAGATACTATTGTATCATTCAAGATAGTCAATGGTGATGAAATTGTAGCCAAGGTCTTAGATGAAACAGCAGATGGATATGTGATTAGTAAACCCTGTACAGTTATGCCCAGCCAGAAGGGGTTAGCTCTGATGCAGAGTTTGTTTACTAGCGACTTAAATAAAAGTATAACGTTAGACAAACGCCATGTGATGTTACATAGTCCTACAGTTAAAGATGTAGAAGATTATTACATACAGACTACTACTGGTATACAGCCAGTTAGTGCTGGCAGTATTATAACCTAAGGTGTAATTATGTATCTCAACCCAACACTAGAATATCAACACATCAGTGAGTGGGCAGACCACCTAGTTGGCCGTAGGATAACTCCCCGCAATCTTGTTAAAACACTGGGCAAACATCTTAACAAACATCATCCAGTGCGTGTTAAATTATACAGCGGAGCCAAAGGCGCTCTTGATCCAGGTGAGTTTAGTATTGGTGCTGAATATGATCCAGGCCTAGACGAAATAAAGAAAAAACAATTCATCATTGATTTTATATTAAACTATCCTAAAACTATGCCTATGCTGTTCACAGAAGAACTAGCAGAAAAAATTACCATTGATCTAGTTGAAACCCTAATACACGAATATGAACATCAACGACAATACCGTAGTCGTCGATATCGTATGCATAGGAATATTTTTAGAAGCCATCATCGAGATCCTAAAGTCAGAGCTGATCAAGAATATCTAGGTGATCCAGATGAGATAGATGCTTATGCGCAGAATATAGCGGCTAGACACTATCTTTTGAAATATAAGTTAAATATTACTAGCACCAGCAAGATTAACAGTCCAGACTTAAAACAGTACTACAAGGCATTTGGTAAAGACCACGAAATAACAAAATTACTACTTAAAAAAGTAAAAGAGAATATAAAATATTTCAAGGAAAACGACAATGGCAAAAATCACAGAAGAGTCCACAAACGACCTCAACTTAAACGAAAGCGATGAAATGGAAGTGGTGGCTAATGACGATGTAATGGGTGACATCAGCCCAGAAGATTATGTTTTTGTTGTTACACAAGAAGGTGTCCTCAAAGGCATAAGCCTACCTGAAGTTGACATAATAGCCAGTCCTAAAGTAGAAGAGATATTCAAGTTCTTTATCAATAGAGACGGTGGTGCACTATCTAGCAGGACTATTCACTAGATTACGCAAGTCAAACAAAGTAGCGATCACATCCCCCTCATGCAAGATCGCTTTACCACCACGTGATCTCCATTCTTCAATATTACTGTCTCTGTCATCTATCAGGATATCACCAGGTTGATAATGCATTTGTTTGTCTGCGCTATAAGGTCCAAACCATACAGGGATCTTTGGCCAATGTTTTTCGATCCACTTGATCTTGTCCCAGAATACCCACGGCACGTTATTATA